CTCGCAACAATGGCAGCTACTTGCACGGTATACGTGGCTGACCCAGCCTCATTAGTCGCCTGCGCAGCATATTTCTTGAGTGTCCCATCGCCATTTGACGTTAAGGGGTCCCCATCCTTAATGGCAGCGGCGCTGGCTGGTACCCAAGCATAAAACATATCCCCCGCCTGCCCAATCGCCCAACGCACACTATCGCCATCCCCATACGTCAGGTCAATAGGTGTGGTCTGCGAATTTCCAATATCAGGAATAAGTTCTTCGCATGCAAAAAATGGAGCAGCGTTCCCGGATGCTGTCGCATGCTTGCGAAGCTGCCCAGCATCACCACCAGAGGGGACAACCTCTACAAGATGCCCTGGCGTAATGACTTCCGAAGCAAGTTTCTCCGGCGGATAATTGGGACATCCAGCCAGCACAATCGTTTGTGGCATGACGCACAATCCTTTCTCTCTCTAAGAGCGGCTTCTTAGCTAGCTAGTTTACCCATAGCGCGTTGTTTTTCAACTGCAAGCGCAAAAGTCTTCGGCGGCTCGGGCGGTAACTCGTCCTCAGGGACTGGGCGCATATGCGGCAACCCACGACCACGATAATCTTGCACACGGATTTCTTTTACGACCTGTTGCCCAGGGCGCAGGGGCACCTCTTCGCCAGCCATGGCCACAAGTTGCTCTAAGCGTTGTGCCGTCATCGCTTGCAATTCTTGCTCGGCAAAAGGATTTTTCGCATTCGTCACCAATACCTTGATCGCTGAGGCTTTGCGTTGCTCATATTCATCAGCCATTGCCTGAAGCGGCTCTTGAAGATGTTGAGGGAGCGTAGCAATCGCCTCTGACATGGTTTCTGGCTGACGCGCCACCACAGCAGGTGCGGCTTGAGGTTGTTGCTCAAGGCGAATAAGAAATGCCTCATCCTGGGCTTCCAGCATGTGGCGGTCGGCCTCGGTCCAGCGGGTGCGCTCATTTGCGATGAGCGCATTGACCCGGCGGGTAATCACTTCTGCAATGCTCATAGATTTCTCCTCCTGCGCTTGCGTGACCGGCACGGGCGTATAGGTGGTTGCACGTTGGACATCTTCGACATCAGGAGACAGAGCAAGCACCCCGTCCTCCATCATCCAGCGCCGTCGCCGGAGGCGCTCCCCCTGGCGATAGGTAAAGCTCATGGCTTCTACGTCGATGGCATCAATAAAAATTGGGGTGATATCGGTCCCCATCTCCCGCGCCAGGCAGCCATACAAACTCTCGCGGATATCTTGGTCTGTCTGATGGACCGTCAGCAATAGTTCACCAGAGGCTTGAGGAGTCAATCGAAGCATCGATAAAAACCGCTGCCAGAACGGTGCAACCTCCATCGTCTGTGTCTCCTGTATCTGGCAAGCACACGCCTGCCGATTGAGTCGTGGGGCGCCACAGCCGTCTGCCCAGTTGCATGCGCCGACCATGTTGGGCAGCAAGGCAAGATGGTCAGGGCGGATATTATGGTAAATCCGCTCGTATGCCGCGCCTTCAAAGACCCCGCGTACCGATTCGTCGTCAGAGAAAAACGCCGTACTGACTTCAAGTGGTTGTTGTGTTTCAATCATTTGCATAGCCTGAAGGGCTTCGCCCCCTAAAGCACTCACTAGCGCCGTATCAATCCACAGCTCTGCCTGAAGGCTACGAACGGTTTGTCTCCGGCGTCGGGCGGTTCCTAGGCGAGTCCGGTAGAGATGCCCAACCCCATGTTGCGCCAGGACATCTGGAGTTCTGGCGCTAATCGGTTCGCCATTATCCAATGGGTGATTGATCACAATAGGCACTGCATTCCAGTCTTCTGGGCGCAACTCGGTTTCAGGAAGCAATCCACCATTCAGCACGCCAGCCACCACGAGCACCGCTGGCGCAACAAGATACTCGCGGTTGTTGAGCGTCAACCGCTGTGGCGTCACTGTGAGTGCAGTGGAAATAAAAATCGGTCGCGTCATGTATGCCCCAAAACGCAAAAAGCCCCAGGGCAACCAACGTTGGAACCTGGGGCTTCTTCAGAGTGGCCCGGCTCACCCATCGGGTGGCCAGATATAATGTATAAACAATAAGCTACATGTTCATTGTTTGTCAAGCCTTTCGGTGGCCACACCATAAACAGGCGCACGGTCTGTATGGACAATATTGCCATGCCGCACGTAGAGTGTTTCTTTCGTCAGACCAAAATCAACCTTTGAAATGACGCCTTGGTGCTGGTGGATCACGACTTGGCAGGTGGCATTCTCCGCCAGAAAACCACATACAAGTTTCCAAACTTCTGCGGGAAATGGCATGCTCACGCCACTGCCTCCTGCTGTCGCGCCATGCGTACCACACACCGGCACCGAGCATGTAAAGGGGGATATGGCACACTATTAGGGGTTTGCGGCTCAAAAAACATATTGCCAAAAGCCTTTTGTTGCCCTTGCATACGCCGACAACGAGGACACCGGCGATCATCCTGCGTTGTCACCCAAACCTGCACCCATTCTTCAGGCTGGAAATGTCCAGCACGCTCCGCTTGTTGCCAAAGTTGCTGTTGGCCCATATTCGCCGCAGCCGTTGCCTCAGTGCCAGCAATTACCGCAGTCCGTTGCGGCAAAGCTTCTGCAACAAAGAGCTGCGCTTGCGTCCGCTGCTCACGTGTTTGCAGAGCAGCATCTTCCCACTGTTGCTGACGATGAACAAGAGTTCGCACCTGGCGTGGCGCCAGACCGATAACTATGGGAATGAAGGCAAGAGGCAGGAGCGTCACCGCATGCCGTATTCCTATATGCGTTGCCTGCATAATTTGTTGCACTTGAGTATTGGTATAGAGCATAGCTTCATGTTCTACCTCGGGGAGGTAACGTTGGTAAGTAATCTCTGATCCTAATGTGTGGCTCACACTTGGAGCAAGAAGCATAGCAGTAGATGCCATAATCTCTTCAACAATAGGCAAAAGTTGGGCACGAGCGGGTTGTGTAAAATCCTCACGGAGACTATCCACTATCAAGCGCTCAGTAGTTAGCCAATCTTGTTGTCGCGCCGCTGAGGTCACCTGCCGTGTGGGAAAAGCGCGTCGGAAGACAGCAAAAAGTTCCCCCCATAGGGCAACAAAAGATGATTCGGCAGCGTGGATAGCACGCAATAATATCTCGTCAGACCGCACAGCAATCCTTAACCCTGGCATGCCTACATGCCCTCATCCGATTCGCCCATATCGCCACCATTATTGCTGAGTTCTTCCTCAGCAACATCAGGGATTGCCGGTAATCCCAAATACACCTCGCGAAACTCTTGCGGCGGAACAACCAGGCTCGCCATGCCTTGCCCAGCATACTGACTGATGGCGCTCGCATAATTCTGCGCAACCGCTGCGCGATCTTTTTCCGACAACGCGAAGAGATTTCCCCAGTCAACACTGTATGGCTGAGCTGGGGTAGGTAGCGCCCGCAAAAGGATGAGGCGATCAATCAAACGCCGCAGCATCACGGGCTCGGCAAATTGTTGCTGCCGTTGCGTCACGCGCTCAAGCCAGCTCGCGCTATCCTGTACGCTTGACAACTCACCACGCTCTGATCCCGTCAGAATCCGCTTCGGGATGCCGGTCACCCCAGACAAAATGTCAATAAGCATCGCAAAATGTTTTTCCGGATCTGCGATAACGCCAGACAAATTCTTGACATCTACGCCTTCCACGCGGATAAAATCCTTCAAATCGTGCATGTATTCTTGCACTTCATCGGTCAGCGTGTCTTCTTCCGCAGGCGGCAACTTATAGCCTTCGCGCAACTCCAACGCAATGCGACGTTTAGCATCACGCCAAAACATTTCTGCGGACCCGCCAACGACCTTGAGCAAATCATCCAGGCGGTCATAGATCGGTTCTAGGCGCGGAACCCCATAGATATCATCATCAAGGGTATCCTCTGCGATATGGATCACCCGGCTGGCGTGCACCATGGCAGTCCCCACAGGGAGGGAGGCTTGCCCTCGCGTCTGTGTATTACGTCCAAAATTAATCCGGTACAAGAGCGGCTTCCCAAACATCGGGGATTCTCCATTTCCCTCAAGGCGTTCAATCGTTGCCCATTCCTCACTATAGGGGGTTACATATAGCACATCGTCGGGGCTACGCACCGGGGTTGCTGGGCTGGCAAGGTCACTTTGCCCACGCAATCCAATCACAAGGATACTGTATTGGCCGATATTCGCCAGCACATCTACTCGCTTCAGCATCGTGTGCAAATTCAGCTGTTTCGCTAATGCCTCCCATGCCGCTTCAAAGGGAGTGAGGATGTCTTCCTGATCATCTTCTTTGATTGTCGGAAATTGTGCCCATGTAGCGTCAGGGTAGGCAGTCACAATCCGGTGCGCCAAGTCTTGGCGAAGATACCGCGCCTTGAAGTCTCGGTATTCCAACATGGGCTTATAGCCAAGTACCTCGTGGACTTTGCGATCTCCACCAAACAAATGCCCAAGCCGTGAGGCTAAGGCGCCACGATTCAGAAGCGCAGAGAAGATATTCGGCCACTTTGTGCCATTTTCAGCCATTACCGCCTCCCCCATGCGCCGGCTACTTTTTGTAAGGGAACCAACGCTGTCATCGCGCCACTGGTAGCATCTACCTGATCATCGTGCTTCCCAGCAGGAAACCCCTCAACTTCCAGGAGAAAATCCTCATTCCAATCTCCCTTGAGCAGCGTAAAGTTTCCAGCCTCAGCAGCGCTACTCATCGGGGTTGCTCGTTCCGCCTTATTCCCTGTGCTGCGCATAGACTGAACGGCAAAACCCTTCAGCACGTCACGCTGGTAATGGTCCACGGTCACCTTACCACTACTGCCAGGCTCTTGCTCAATCCAAATACCGACCTCGCGGCCATCAATCTCTGCGGTTTGCGCAATCAAATCTTCCACCCCTTTCGGCGTGGCCCTTATTCGCCGCATGTCGCAGAGCGTATATTGTCCACGATGCTCTGAGACCAACGCCCCGGCTGTCCAATCCGGGTCTGTCCCTGGTTTCGCATCCGTCCCTGCAAGGTCCCAAAAACGCACGCGCCGTCCAGCATGAGGGAAATCGTGGACAATCCGGAACCAGCCCCGCTGAAACATTGTGCCTCGTAAGCGCGTTGTTTGGTGTTGGCACTCAATCAGGAAGGCTTGGATGCCAATTTTTGTCAACAACGCTTCACATTCCGGGATGCCTTGCCCTGCCCAGGAAGGATTGCCGGCGACAATGCGTAATCGCGGGGGGCCATCAAGAGGCTCTTCTCGCTGCCACCACCCCGTTTCTGGCAATTCGCGGAGCGCGGGATGTGGACCAGAGACAATGCGATCCAGGAGAAACTCCGCACGGCCATCCGCAAGCTGGGCAAAAATCCCGTCAACGTTTGGAATATTTTGGACAGCCAGGACGGTCATGGCTGGCGAGCCAGACGGTAGGATTTTCCGCGTCAACACGGCAATTTTTTTCTCAATCGTTGCCGGAGTGTCGTATTGATCGTCAATATCATCCGGCAGGAGGAGATCCGGACGCGATTCATCGAGGCGGACCCCCCGAATTGCCGCATCCATCCCCACGGCATCAACCACGAATCCATCTGCCGTCCGCAGGCGATTGATTCGCCAACCGCGCGAGACGCCGTATTTATTAACAGCCCGATCCACTCCTAGCTTCTCAAACATACTGCCGACATTTTGCACATGATCGTCAGCTTGTGCTTGGGTGTTGGAGACATACAGTACGTACCGCCGTAAACCAAAATATCCCATCACAGTGCAGGCGAGTTCACTACTGACGCTTTTCCCACCCCCACGGGGCCAAATCGCGATAAACGACGGAGCAACCACTCCGGCCCGCAGCGCCCACACCCATTGCCACAGCTCTTCATGATGCAGTGCCAAGGGGATTGGCTGCCCTTGCGCATTCTGGAAGTACGTCGGGAATGTGTCCAGAAGCCAGCGCATCGGCTGAGGTGGCAGCGCACGGAAAACGGCTGTCCGTTTTTGCGCAGTCTGCGCCAGGGCCTGCGGCAAATATTGTTCATCCACCAGCTTATGAATTTTCGAGCGGACTCGACTGCTTATTGACACGCAATCCCTCTAAAATCAGTGCAACCACCGCAGGATCTTTGACATGGGGCTCCAATACTTGGCGGAATCGTTGAATTTGCCCTCCAAGGAGACCAGCCATTTGCTCCACTGTGACATACCCTTCTGGATCAATCGCCTTCCGTTGCGGAAAAAGATACGGGAGAAGCTTTTCCCAAAAGGCTATCTTTTGATCAACCGCCAGCCCTGTTGAGGTGAGTAATTTGGCAATCTCCACCGCAGGGATACAGTTTGCTATATGCAGCCCATCCAAAAGCTCTACACTTCTTTTATTTGGTGTTCCTTGGTTTCGTCCGCCTGTTTTTGGTGTCCCTTTTGGCCTTCCTCTTGTAGCCATAACGATTTCTACTTTAGAAAATATTATCCTAAGATATCCCCAGCCTCATTCATCGCAATTGCCGCGGTACGAAAAGTCCGCCGTGTGGGCCGGGCCGGGTTTCCCGCGACCGTCCAGCCTGCGGGGACGTCCCGTGTTACGACTGCCCCTGCCCCCACAATCGCGCCTCGATGAACCACGACGCCCGGCAAAATGACCGCATTGCACCCAATGACCGCGTCATCTTCAATGACTGGCGGATTATGCTCTTCCTGGCTTTTATCCACCAGGCACGGGTAGCGCGTATCAGTCAGTGTGACATTGCTCCCAACATAGACCCGGTTGCCAATGACCGCCCTATCGGGGATCGCAGCCCCAGGGTGAATACGTGACCCCTCCCCAATATGCACATGCCGACCAATAAAGACGCACGTCCCGATGACGCAATCTTCCCCGATCTGCGCCCCATCAAGGATGGTGGTGAAGGGCCAGACAATTGTCCCATGCCCCAGGTGGGCTGTATGATGCACCTGGTGTGGGTCGTGGATCGTCACTCGGTAACAGCCATGTCTTTGCTCAGGTATGTGCATGGTATTCCTTCGCTGATGTGGGTGGTTGCCGCGCCTGCAACAGTGCCAGGTCTTGCTCAGCCCATAGCCGCACGCGCCAACCGCCATTCTGGAGCACATGCGGAAACACGGCTGCCGGGAGAATGTGCCCGATGGGCATATCCAGATCGACGTAGGGCTGAAACCCGGCCTGGCGACATTTACTGAAAGTATATAAATCCTCGTGTGGCGCTTCACGATATCCAGGGTGTGCCTCAAAAAATGGTGCCCCAATTGCCTCAAAGACATGCCGCCGGATCATCACGCCTGGTCCACCAAACGTATCGACAGCCAATAACCCATTCTTCCCCTCCAACTCCTCCCACGTATAGCCGACATAGCCATTTGGGGTGTCGTGAAAGAGGCTCGGCTGATATGGCAAGCGTCGCAAACAGCACAGTGGTGCCACAATATCTTGCTCGTGCGCCAGCAGACGCGGGATCATATCAGCCGGCAGGATATGGTCATCGGCCAGAATGCAGAGCCACTCGCCAGCCATGTTCGCCACCATTTTATTCACGGCTGCGGCAATCCATAATCCATTGATCCATAAGACTTCTGTGCCAGATGGGGCGCTATTCACCACATTGATCAAGCTTTGCGTAAACCAGCTCCAACGGCTCTGATCGCCAGAGAGCACGCCAATAGTTCCGGGAGAACATCCCATAGCTATTGATCCCCAACGATAACAAGAATATCAATTTCCCAGTAGCGCTGGACCTCCCCACTGACAGCCAATACCTGCATCCGCAAGTTTTGCCCCTCAACGACTTCCAATGCATGTGTCAAGATGCCCTCGTAATGACCAGCAGATGATGATACATAATCAAGGGTTAATGGCCATGATTGTCCGTCAATTTCTTGCCCTGTCACTGCATCAACCACCGTTACATCAATCGTCGCGCTGTTTTGTGGGATATCAAGATAATCGGTCAATATGATATCAATCCGGTTGCTGGACCGTTTATAATAATTTTGCAATACGGTCACAATGTGTCTCCGTTGAGGTCAATAGTCGCCACAAGCGCGGGCTCTGCGCGTAGCGTTGCCCGCAGCACAGGGGCCATTGCGTGAGCGGCCTGGAGCGCAGGAGTAAGCCCATGCGCCCCACGCAACACGGGGTGAATGGCCGCAACCGCAGAGAGCACTGGGGAAAAGGTGATTGTGGCAAGCAATGGGGGGATAGCCTGGCGTACTCCAGAGCCAGCAAAATCAAGGAAAGGGAGCCATCCCAGCGCCACAGCTTATGCTCCTAACAATCGGCCAAAATATCGCAACAATTCTGCAACGCCAAGCCAAAGAGCGACTGCTCGACCAATATTTAACAGCATCCACCCGCCTGTCGCGAGTGGTCCAACGACAGTCCCAGGCTCAGCGCCGGCAAAATCAAGATTGTGTACCCACAGCAGCATTATCACTCTCCGTAAATGATGCACGCAAGGCTGCTATCTCTGTTTTAAGGCGGTCATTCTCTGCTTTAAATATATCAATATTTTGTAATAATCTACTCATCTCTGCATGCAATTCCGCAAGCTGCCCATGGATGGTCGCCATATACGCGTGCGTAATGTTCATTCTTTTTCTTTTTGCCCCATATGCCGCAATGCCTGCAATTCGCGAATCAATTGCATTACAAGCGGCTCCAGCGTGTAGCCATGCGCCAGAAATGCTTCTTGAATGTCAGTATCGCAATTTTCTAGCATAAAATTCCGCAAGTTCGCCCGCACTGTTGCTTTATTATTGCTCTGGATCTGCATTAATTATTCTCCACTGCCAGCGCGGAAATATACACCGTGCTTACGCTCGCGCTCAGTTGGGCGGTCCATGCGCTGTTCGCCGTTGCTTGCGGCCAGGGCACCCGAAAAGGAATCACGGCACCGCCGCCATCAGGATACAGATCAAGGGAAAACATCACGGTCCCTGCCGCAACATCACGAAAATCGACCCGTACTTCCGTCGCGCTCTCATTGGAGCACATAAGCATAACAAGGTCACGGTACACGCCAGCGCCGCCAGCAGAAACCAAGGTCGTCTCGGTCGTATTTGTGAGTGAGATCCGTGTCCCGACAACAAGCCGATCCCGTGGCGCGATAGGGTACACGACTTGCTTTCCCAAATCATCACAAAATATATCTACCCGATCACTGGCTGCCACAGCTGTGGGGTTCGAGGTACGTGCTACGCCGCCAATTTTGACAGGGTTGCCGCTATCCGCCCCATCGTGGGCAACATTGCCCACCACCTGGGCGTTGAGCGAGGATGCCGTGGACTGCGCGACAGTTAAGGCTGATTGGTCAGATGCCACCGCCACAGAGATACTGTTGGCCATAGTCTGCTGGCCTTCATTGGGCAGCGTACCAATCGTCACCGTGGGGGTGTTGTCCACGCTCACGGATAATCGGTTCGTCGCATCAACGTTAACGCCCCGCTCATTGCCCGCCGCATCACGGATAGTAGTATAAATATTCCGGTTCGCGCTCATACGAGCCGCCCCAATATCGCCTTCATTGACGCTGTCGGGAGAGACATCGTCAAAAGTAAAGCCCGCAGGGAGAACACGGCTGGTGGCCGGCGAAAACGCAGCATCATCAACCAAGCTCTCTGTGAGATTGGCCATAGCCCCAATCGTCACATTTGGCAATGTGACGACATCAACATCTCCAATATTGTTATTGCCCGCGGGGATAGCTGCCGATAAAGATACCGATCCAGAAATTGTGACTGTCCCACTCACACGGGTAACGTCTACGTCCAACCCGTTGGCTCCGTCGCCTGTGATAAGCGTGCCACCAGCTGCTACATTGATTACTTGCGAGCCATTACGCAGTGCCCAAAGACGGACTGCATCTGCATCAGCGCTGACATCAGAGGGAGCTGCCGCCGATGCATAGGCGCCAAGCAATACAGGGTTCCCCGCTGCAACAGCATCATGAGCTACGTCTCCTTGCACTTCGGTAATCGCGCCACCTGTAAATGAGCCGACAGTCACCGTGCCGCTCACAGTGACTGATCCATCAACGGTGAGCGATCCACCATTATCATCAACGCTGAGCACGCCGGTACTGTCAGTTGCGATCGTTACGCGTAGGGCTGCCCCCTCAGTCCCCCCGCCGGTCACGGCGAGCGTGCTATTGTCGATGGTCAACGATCCGCCACCATCGGTCACACCGATGAGTCCATCGGCATCAATATTGAGGCCCCGTTCATTGCCCGCCGCATCCCGCAGCTGGACATAGAGATTACGATTACCTGACATGCGGATCGCGCCAGCGTCTCCCTCGTTAACACTGTCGGGGGAAACATCGTCAAAGGTCGCCCCAAGCATCAGCACTGGGGTAGTACCAGGAGAAAAAGCCGCGTCGTCTACAACTGTTGCCGTTGGCGCGGTGGTAAATGTTCCCGACCCCGCATTTGCCGTCACTGTCCCAGAGACTCCCTGCGTGACAGCACTTGCGGCGATATTCACATTGATATTGCCACCAAGATTGTTGGTGCGCAAGTCCACCGGCAAGGGGTTAGAGGTCGATACCAACGTCACCGCATCGAGATCCCCAAACGATTGCTTGACAATTTGATAATGCAGGCCGCCAATATCATCGGTTGCTAGTGTGGCGCCGCCTGATCCAGCATTCAGCGTAATATTATCGGCCATACAGCCCCTTTCATCACAACCCTACGCCCATACACATTTTTGTTCCACGCGATCCCGCAATCACGGGAGGCGCAACATTAATATAGGCAATCAGTATCCCACATTCGTACAAAAAAGTATCCGCCGCTGTACTGGAGGACTTTAGGCCGATCGCTGCCGAGGCTGAGGGATACGCCGCACTATCAGTTATCGGGCTCAAAAAAAGCTGAGACGTAGCCATTACTGGTAATGGGGTTGTCGCGCCATTAAAAATAATCGCACAGCCTGGCCCATCCCAAATATAAGTTTGTACCGCGGCAGCCCAGTCAACAGCCGCAGCGTTAGTATTCGTCGCCGAGGCGGTCACATCAGCAGTATTGGGCCAAATCGTATACGCTGATAGAATCGAAATGTTTGAGGCATCTCCTCCACCCGTTGTCCCATTTTGATCTTGGGCAACAAAAGGTGCTACTGCGCCAAAAGATGACGTTGATGGCTGTTCGACGCCAAAACCGGCAAATGCAAATCGATAAGCCCCTGTTGGGGTGCCCGTAGGACCAGCCGAAGCATTACTATTTGCGCCTGTTGTCGCAGACCCGACATCAGTAGGAGTTCCCGAAATCCGTATACCGGCAAATTCTTGCACCACAGCTGCACGCGCCGCCACCGAAGGATGCGTGATCGTGATTGTTGTGAGCGATGTCGTCGTCACGATTCTGGCTCTAATCAACGCCAGGCGAACATTTCCCGCGCTAGGGGACGCTGCTGCAATGTCCGAATCCACAATATAGGTATTCGGTGTTGAAGCATTGTCTGTGCAAGAAATCGTCCCGGTTGCGCCGTCCATGGCAAAAGCAATCAAATAGGTATTATTTGCTACTGCGCCACTGACCGTAAGCGTCAGCGTTGTGCCAGTGGTTTTGCTTTGATTTTTTGCGGAGACCGCTGCACTAATTTTCGCCCAGACCCACCCCTGAGAGGCAACAAATGTCTTCCCGGAAATATTGACATCACCCTGTGAGGCGCTTTCAATACCGAACGATTCCTCGACATTGGTTGACGCCACATGGCTGATATAATTCGTCTCACTTAGCGCCCGATCACTCACCCGATTATATCGGTTCGCCCCTGAGCCTCCAAGCGTGTCAAAATTGTTTGTATTCAGCGCATTCGGGAGCTTAGGAGTGACTTGGATATCCCCAGGGTCTGCCAGCGAGGAAGAGTCATCAATATAAATATCAGATAGGTGCAGTGTTTTTGAGGCGCCAGGTTGCGTAATGAGCCCAAGTCGTAAAGTTGCACTCCCTGTGGCGCTTAGCGTTTGGTTGGTCAAGGTGTGCAAAGACGTCCCATCTTTATACAACCGAGCGCTATTTACGGTAGTGCTGGTGATAGTATACGCCAAACAAAGGCGTATCCAAGCCCCAGTTGTGTAACTTCCCAGCCCGCTCTGCGTGGAAGAGCCCAGCCTCAGAGTAAAGGTATTGTTTGACTCCGCGTGTACCTGGGCAAGAGCAGTCCCTGAGGAATTAAGTACCTGTATGAGAGTTGTCTGTGCGCTCGGGGTAGCTCCAAAATACACATAGAGCGATATGGACCGGCCTGCGTCAGCAAGTATGTTCGCCCGCTCTACGTATGCCGCGACGTTGCTCCCAGTCGAATCACAAAGAATCGAGCGGTTGTTACTATGCGTCTGGGCACTGCTGCTCGATACAGTGCCAGAAGTGGCACTATAAAATTGCAAGCCATATGTCGCCGAGCTACCAGACTCTAGAAAAACTGTTGCCACGCGACATCCTTATTGCACTTGCGCCTTAACATCAAAACACTCTACTGCTTTATCAGGTGTCGTAGCGTCAAAATTTGTCCAACAGCTATCAAAACGCTGATTAATCGTGTCCCACGTCTGGATGCCAAGCAGTAAAGCCGATCGCTGGCCAAATCGCACCGGATCGGAACATAAGGTCGCCTGCGCAGCACCAGCCGAGGCGGGGAGGGATAGCGCCACAAGCAAAGCCAGGAGGACAATAACAGATCGCATACAGCCTCCAGTGCTATTTATGCAGATGGGCTACGACGGTATCATACACGCGCGGAAGCACAACGGTGAGAAACATCTTTTCCATGGGCGTTTCCACCCATTCTGCTAAGAAAGGGATATTAGGGTTAACCTTCCAATAGGTGCGGCTGATAGCTGTCAGGATCGCATCCCGCTTCTCGGCATCCGAGAGCGTTGTAAACTCAGCGCCGAGAGCGCTCAAGTCGCGGGTCTCGTCCATAAGCAAGGCGCCGATTTCCATCATGTCGATCTTGCCGTCGTCATCTAGCGCCTGAAGACGGACTTTCAGTTGCTGGCACGCGTGCGCTAATTTCGTCGCAAAAACACCAGATTCTGGACTTTGCGGTGCGGCTACTTGCTCTTCACCCATATGGCGCTCCTTCTTGAAAAACCAAGGGAAAATACACAATCTCTCTTACAGGATAAAGCTTTGCCAAGCATGGCGTCAAGACGACAAGAAAAATATGCAAAAATCATGTACGCTATTTTCTATTTATGTCTTGACTCGGTATATAAAATATACTATATTATCTACATCTTAGATGAACAAACTATCAACTATACAAGAAAGGAAAACACAATGAATACGCCAGGGAAATCCTACCGTATCGGTGCAGGCTGGGCGCGTCACGACCGCACGCCATCGGGAGATGTAGAAATCATCTCTTGCCTATCAAGTCAGGATGTCTCGCCAGTGCACAAAAAATCTGAAGGTTATATAGCGGAATGCTCATGCTGCTTTCTCAGCTTTGGGCATACAGTTCTCTTGCACAAAAGCTATATCAAATAAAAAAAGAGCAGAGCGCTGATGCTCTGCTCTTTTTTTTCTTATGTACTCTAAAAATCCCCATTGACAGTATATAATATATACACTATATTCTATACAGATTGATTGAATGAACCAAATCAGGGAGACACGACGATGGCGGCAGTAGACAGACACAGCAAGAGTAATGGCCAAGGGCAGGGGATGAACTGGATTCGTAAGCCCAAACGCCTGGCTATTTACTTGCGCGATGGTCTTGCGTGCTGCTACTGCGGTCTGGGCGTTGAAGATGGCGCCCAGATGACCTTAGATCACGTGACACCCCACAGCTTGGGCGGCAGCAATCACGAGAGCAATCTCGTGACATGTTGCCACACCTGTAATAGTAGCCGTGGCAATCGTAGTGTTGAGGACTTTGCCCATGCCGTAGCTACCTATCGCAACCACGGCTTGACGGCAGAGATGATTGTGAGCCATATCAGTGCATGCACAAGCAAAAAGCTTGATATGGCTCAAGCAAAAAGCATCATGGCAGCGCGGGCCAGTTGGGCAGCCTGCATGCAAGGAGAATAACATGGAAACAAGACATTACAATGGCAGTAGCTATCGAGTGTTCGCAGGTTTTGAGACAAAATACTACAATGCGTTTGCAGATCTGTGGTATTGGGAGCCGTCAGATTATGACGGTGACTCTGTGTACTCTAACGCTTACGAAGACATGGTTGAAGCGATATATGCCGCGGAGATAAGCCACGATGCAGGGGGTTGGGAATAGAATCCAAAAATCCCCCTTGACTATATATAATATATACGATATATTATATATAGATTGATTAAACGAACCGCTAACCAAGAGGGAGACAACGATGAGAACGACAAACCGCAAACCCAAAGTCCAAGTCTTCGTACAGTACGACCGCGTTGGCAACCGTCACGTTTTCAATACCAGAGAGGAAGCGGAACAGTTCGCCATGTGGCACAAACGCCACACTGAGGAACGCAGGGCTAGTGATGAGAAGATGGGTAGCCTGGCGGCGCTGGTGTGCAATAGTTCCTGGCGCATGGCTAGAGAGCGCTAAAAATATTTTGGGCGCCCAAAGCCTCTACTCCCTGGGCGCCCATATTTCCCCCTGGCCGATACCTGAGCAAGGAGATATTTCCATGACGATAGCACATTCCGATATCATCCGTCATCCCCAATATTTCACCACCATTGGCCAGATCGCGGAGTGTGCGCGCAAGCGCCTCCCGGAAGCCAATGGCCGTCTGGTCAAAGCTGTAGAAATCGCTCTCTCTGGCGGCGTGCAGCCATCCGCGCTCGTCAAGGGTGCCTGGCGAGTGGCCTCGCAGTCAGGAGGCGATGGGTACGAGGTAGTGGAGGATGCCTGCACGTGCCCAGACTACCAGCAGCGTCAGCCCGCAGACCCTGAAATGGTCTGCAAGCATATTTTGGCGAGCTGGCTCTATCGGCGCACCGTGCAGCGCCTCACTGAGATAGATGCCCAGGCTCCAGCAATGTGCTGGATGCCGGTGGACATGGACGGCACGCCTTGTAGCGCCAGCGGCAGCGCATGCACACATCATCAACAAGATGCTCTGGAGCCAAGCGTGCCAGATGTCCTTCGTAGACATATTGTTACCATTCATGGCCAGCCCTTCGTGCGCTATGCTGGGCTGCTGGCGCTCGCACACCAGCACGAACTGCAATCTCTGGTGGTCGAACTGATTAGCGTTAGCCCAGAGCTGGCTGTAGCCAGAGCAACGGCGACATTCCAAAATGGGATGGTATTTACCGAGATCGGTGATGCCACCCCAGAGAACATTAGCGCGAGAGTCAGACCACATTTCATCCGCATGGCAGCAACCAGGGCAAAAACTAGAGCGCTCAGAGATGCCTTAGGGATTGATTTGTGCTCGTTCGAAGAATTGGCAGACTAGCCGAGCGGCAGGGCAGCAACGTCCTGTTTTTTCTGCTTGACAGTATATAATATATACTGTAATATTATATACAAGTTTGATGGATAAAACGGGATGGTAACCAGGAGGATGTGATCATGGCACGCAAGGCTTTTGGCACCCATAACGCCCGCACTGCCAGTCTGGCAAAGCAAGCACGCAACATCGCAGAGTCGATGCAGCGCTTTGTGGCGGAAGGCCAACCAAAAGCCCTGGCGTTCTACGGCGTGTCGGAAGAGAGCGAACTGGGACAAGCGGTCCTGGCGTTGGTGGCAAAGAAAAACTAAGAAGGGGAAAGAAAGGGGAAAGAGATGACTACAGAATATAAAATTTCAGTCCACAAAGTGTCATTAGTTCGTGATAGTGGCGTAGCAGTTCCACAGAAACAAATTCGGTCATCAAATGATGCGGCAGCAATCTTTCGGGTTTTGCTTGATGGCGTCGATAGAGAGCATTTTGCGGTTGCAATGGTTGATAAAAAACACAAAGTCATCGGATTAAATATCGTATCCATCGGTAGTATTAGCGCGTCTGTTGTGCACCCTAGAGAAGTTTTCAAACCTGCAATTATTAGCAATGCCGCAGCGATTGTGCTTTGCCACAACCATCCTAGCGGTGACCCCACGCCATCTAGAGAAGACAACGAAGTGACAGCACGGCTCAAAGAAGCTGGAAGAATCTTAGGCATAGATGTTCTGGATCATATTATTCTTGGCGATGGCACAGACCAGTATTATTCCTACGCCGATGAAGGCGGCCTAGCAAGATAGCGCAGAGCACAGGGCTACGGCCCTGTAATGCGGCAGCCTGGTTGCAAGCCCATGCGGAGACGCAGAAAGCGAAAAATAACACAAGGAGAACATCATGGAAATCGTAAAAGACCTCCCAGGATTGTCAGACATCGTGCGCGCCCAGTTCCACCATGCCCATCACTGCCGCACGGAAGAAAGCATTCAGGCGGCCTGCCAAGAGGCTGGCATCGAGTCGAGTGCGCTCATGCAAGGTTCTGGTGGCTTTTCCTGGCACTACTATGCTCCGATCGGAGTGCCAGAGGAAATCATAGCGCGGTATGCAGAAAAAGATGCGCCTTATGCAGCGCAACTGGCTTTTTACACGCGCGGTTCATCAGTAATGAGCCGATAGAAAGGAACCAGCCATGCCCCATGCCAGCCCCGAGCAGCGCAAGGCATACCAGCACGCCTACTACATTTGCCATCGTCGGCAGCGCATTCAGACGGCAATCTTAAATCGCCAACGTGAGAGCGATTTTGTGGCGTTCGCCGTCCGCATGCTCTGCCATATTATTAAGCTTTTAATGCGACTAGAGCTCCGGTCCAGAGGTGTCGCTTTAAGCGAAGCCGAGGAGCATTTTAAGGAAGAGAGCTATGCCTAAAACTCCCCGCACAGCAGCCCAGCGCACTGCTCAGGAAAAGCGGCGCCAAGAATTTATAGCCATCCGGCAATCTCTGGCTATATCCAAGGCCGAGATGGCCAGGAGAATGGATGCCGACAAGACCACTTATGGCGCATGGGAAGCCGGTATCAATGGCATCAGCCCGCAAGTACTCCATTTGGCACGCTTGGTGGCAGAGCAGAACGCTCCCGCCAAAGTACCAAAACAAACAGAAAAGCTAGTAGCATCTGTTGGCCGGCCACGGATCACGGTAGAGGACGCCAGGGTACAGAAAGCCAAGCGGCTACGCCAGCAAGGCTTAACACTTCGCGCAATTGCGCAGCAGCTTCAGGTCGCGCAATCGGCAGTATCGCGCTGGCTGAAATTGTGAAAAATTTCTCTTTCCTCCTCTTGCATATATTCTCAGATATTGGTATATTATATATACCAAGTGAGAGTGAACGCCAACAAGAGGAAAGGGTAGAAGATGAAAACGGCACAAGACATAAGGATAGAGATTGCTTCTTTGAAAGCGGACCAGCGCAAGCACGCCACCTTGCTGAATGAGGGTGGTGAAGTCTACACACCTCAATCGGAAAATATCAGCGAGTCTGAAAAGGCTTTAATCGAAGAAATTTTCAAGTCCTATATTCCACAAGGCGAAGTCTCCGCCTCTTGGAATAATTGGATTGTAAGCAAAATCACTCCAGAATGGTTCATCGTCCGCAGAGCTACCTGGGACAACGACCGAGGGATTGACTGTAAAAATATCAACCACATACGCGAAATAATCACTGAATATTATAAACGGTTCGGCGATATGGAATAGGAGTTTTTATGCTACTCATCATCGCAACCTCCACTACGAAACCGTGAATTTATAATCACTTTCTGCTGCGCCCAATTATGGGCGCATATTAGGAGCATTATGTCTACACAATCACATCGTGATTTTTTACTTTTGGCTATTGATTTACTAGAAGGCTTAAATAGTTCCGAGCCCTATCCTAGACTAGTCGCGCTTGAATCACTGGCGTATGAAATTCATCGGCTGATAGCCACTGACAAAGCGCTAATCCATCAGAAAGAAGGAGAAAAAGATGCCTGAAAGTTTTTCCTGGACTTTAACGCCAGGCATGCATTATCTGGCGCCAGAGCAATCCCTGGAAGAATGCATCTGGTTAACTGAACTAGCAAGCCTATTGGTGCAAAAAGGTCCACCAGATGGTGCGCGCTGGGGAATTATTACTGATCCTATGCTGTGCCAGGGGGGTGTAAATTAGATGCAAGTTTTAGGCTATATAGCGATTATTTTAAGTTTTCTAGCGATTTCTATCGTGCTTGTTATTTCTTTCGTATTGGTGTTACAGCGGTTGATAGGCCACGCAGTCGATAATATTTATTGGTGGAAAAAGGATGGTGAAGAATGAGAGAAAGCAGAAAAAAAGCTACCAAACGGCGCCTTGCCGAGCTGGAGGCGCAACATGACCACTATCTCTCTCTTCAAAGAGAGAGATATATACATGCCAGCCTACAAGAGCAGGTGACTCGTTCTAATAATCTAAACTCCCTCGCCGAGCGAGAATTCCGACAATGGCCCCGTCGTAATTACCCGCTTGTCGCCGCAGCGATCGGCGACGAACATTACATTCCGCTCTCGCTGAACTAGCCACATACGGAGCCTCTAGGATGCGAAAGAGGCTCCGCACATCGGGAACACACCACTACACAATAGCCAGGATGTAAAAAAATACACCACTCCTACGCAATGAACAAGAGGAATACACCATGAGCGAACGACTGCTGCCTAAAAAAATCACCGAGCTGGGACGGATACGGCTCGGAGATCAAGAAACCATCCCAAGCCGTAGGGACCCGAAAAAAATGATCACACGGCCTCGAAAACTTGCGACGTTCCGCCTCACATCTTCCAACAAACCACTGCTCTTTTTTGCCGCTAATCTCTATGGCGGCGAGGTCACCCGGTGGGAGGGCGACAATGCCCCAGAGGGACAATACGAACTTTATACTGCCGTAAATTCTATGGACGTGTTGGTGCCTACTGCCAGCGCCGTCTCTGTGCAATACGAGCAATGGAGCGCTGGTGGCTGTACGCTCCGCTGTACCGGGAGCTTTATCACCCATTGCCCACTTAATGAGGCATTGGTCGGCACAGAATGTTCCTGCCCTGTCGACGACAAAGAACGTGCTGAGCAAGCCAAAGACGGCAAAGCCTGTGCGCGCATTTGCCGGCTCAATGTGCTCCTGCCGGATCTCCCAGGCATGGGCGTCTGGCGCCTCGAAACAAAAGGCTACTACGCCACAGCTGAGTTATTAGGTTCCCTGGAAATGCTCCAGATGGCCCAACACCAGATCATCGAGGCGACTCTGCGCCTTGAGCATCGCGCAGTAAAGCGCTGGCTCACAGACAATCAGGAGCAAAAACGCCAACAAAGCACCACACTTCAGTTTACCGTGCCTGTTCTGTGGCCAAAATACACGCCACGGCAGATACTTGCTGCGGCAGACCAGCGTGTACTCTTGATGGCACAGCCGGAAGCGGAAGCACTGCCACCCGGAGAGCATTTAGCCATCCTGGCGGCAGAGCTGTACGGAGAACCGCGTGCGACCAATTTTTCGCACCAGGAAGGCCATACAGAAGAAAAAAATACTAATACAGGGGAAGCATCACATAACGCTGCAAAAATGCCTACGGGCAATTCTGAGGCGAAAAGCAAGGTATCTCTAGAAAACCCACTCATCAAAGAAAGCCTCCAGCGCTATCGGGCACTGTACCAGGAATATAAAAATCTGCCGCAAGTTATACTGCAAAGCATTCCTCAGCAGCTCTGGGATTGCACCTGGCAGGATTTAAGCACCAGCCCAGAAAGGCTTGTTGCGATAGCAGCAGATTATCCGCTGGTGGCTGAGCTGTTACGCAATGGCAAGAACTGCTTCCAAGAAGAGTGGCCCGATATCTACGCCGCAACCATTGCCAATTTCTCAAGCCGCTACGCCGCTCTGCGCGCAGACTTACGCGCTACAGCACAAAATCTCTCATCGATGCATCCGCAGCGAGCAGCAGCATTAGAGCTGGTGGATAGCCCACCATGGACACGGCTAGAAGAGATGTCGGCAATGTTGTCGGCTTTGCAAGGCGAAGAGCCAGAGCCACAAGTGAATGGGCACACATGGAGGATCCAATTGACAAACCTGCTCACTGTGGTGAAAGACGAAGAACTCCTTGCCAGGATGTTTACGGCTGCGGATGATATGGGCACCCCTGATGATATTGGCCATGCCGTACTCGCTGAGGCTCAAGATTGGGTGCAGCAGCATAGTTAGTGATACCGCCCCAGTGTAATTCTTCTCCCCACCCTCCTCGTGGCGCATGATGCAAAATCATGCGCCATTTATTTTGTTCCAACAAAAAGCATGAGAACACAATATAACACATTCATTTTTAATGAGTTATAACAATCCGTTCCGATATGTTCCTCGTTCTGTATGTACTCTGTACTTATATATGGTGATTATATATTTTTCTTCTTATATTTATTTTCATTTTCTCTCTTCTCTATTAGTTCTATACAATTTTTTACTATTTAAATAAGAACAATAAGAACAGCAAAGAACTAAGCTGTGTTCCTATCTTGTTCCTATTTGTTCCTACCTGAACATTTGGGCATTATGTTCCTATCTGTTCCTATATGTTCCTATATTTTTAAGTTTATTTTTTTAAATAGTAAGCCCACGAAAGAGATTTCCCTTTTCGTATTCTCCGTTTTTCGTATCCAAGTTTCTTGATGATGACGCCTATTCTGATTACTAAGGCACGATCTTTCCAGCGTTCCGGCTCTGTGATTTGGAGAGCAAACCGTAGAATATCCTGCATTGATATGTCAGACATCCCTGCATTTTCAGTAAGATATGCTTCAACAAGTGGCTCGTATATATCCTCTTCACGCCGTAACTCACGCAACTCATCGAGTATTCCGTCTTCTGGCTCGATCCACCATTTTGCGCCGCTCTGAACACGTGTAACTGCTTCAGCAATCAGTTGTTCGCGCACAGATTGAAATCCTTCGAGATCAATATTGCCTACCCTCACTGGCAAAAATCGCGTATTCCCAGTTTGCCCCTTGAAGTATGGCCGACTAGGATTCACGGTAGCAATGAGCACCGTGCGTCGCTTGAATTGCGATGTGTCATTGTCATATTTGAGGATGATGCTATCTTCTGTTGTTGAGATAAAAGCCTTGACGCGACTGTCTTCAGATCGGCTAAAACTGTCCATTTCCGCAATTTCCATCACCCAACAGCCACGGAGTAACAACACAGCGTCTTTTGTGTCCACGCCTCTATCCAAAACTCGTGTCCAGGCTTCGCCACCAAGCGCCTGGACAAGACGTGATTTGCCAATATTTTCTGCTCCTTCAAAAATCACAACCAAGCGTTGGATGCAACCAGGGTAAAGCCCTCGCGAGGCCATTGCGCAGAGCAATGCCTGCCCAGCCCAGGCATTTTCTGGCGTGTCATCAGCACCAGCATAGGTTGTCAGCCAGGTATTTAGGCGCGAGGTACCATCCCAAGATAAGCTTTGTAAATATTCTAAAAGGGTATCCCTCGCGTGTTCGTGTGCGAGAGCATGCACGCAGCGACGCAGTTGCCCTTCATTTTGAATTGACATCCCCAAGTTTTGGCCACACCAGATTGCTAAGCGAGTGATCCAGAGATCATCAATAATTTCTTTGCCATAAATGGCTGTTTGACGAAAATCATCCCACCATAGACTCCCTTTCCATGGGGGATAGCACCGAAGAACCACATCAAAATTGCCAGGGTCAGCGTAGGGATTTCCAGATTTGTTGAGCCGGAGAGCGGAAGATATTGGAGGGTGTGATGGCGAGGCATAAGGGATATCTATACTTTCAGGCATGCTATGGCCATTTTCGAGCCAAGGGGGAGGCTCATCGTCGTACTCAGGAGGAGAATAGAGCAAAGGAACAGGTGATCGTGCTATTGCGGCATTTGTAGGAGATGATTGTCGGTGTGGTTCAAAGCGGTTGCCAAGATTGTCGAGAGCATTTTGGATTGTTTGACTACCATACGTTTTTTCAGCTCCACGCTTGGTGTCCCACTTCTCACGATAGAGCCCCGACTGTCGAAATAGGCCATCAATTTGTTCGTGGCTTTGCGTCCAAAAAGCGAGCATAGAGCACAGGGCAATATCCGCCTCAGATGCCGAGGTATACCCTGAAGTATCCCCAGCATATAATACAGAAAACTTTGCACCATTTTTTGCTACGCGGGCTTTTTGGAGTATTTCCACATCAGAGAGCGGCATAGGAATAGATGTTCGAGGCGTAGATGGTGGCTTGGGGACTTTCTTCGGGAAAAGCTGCTCATGAAGCTGTGCAAGCTCTTGTGTTCTGTCTGGAAGTTCAGCGAAATCCCCGACAGAATAGGCATGGCCAGACATAGTAAAAAATCGCTCTTGGCAATATATCTCAATTGCTCCTTTACGATTCCTCCCTGCTGGCCATGTTCCACGGCATATGCAATGGATCCCGGTTCCGCTAATCGAGTACTCTGTGTAAGTATTGATCAACGCGACAATTTCTTGTGCCCATGACTCGACTACCCCATCAATCACAGCATGGTCAAGATCAATTCCTACAAATGGATCGGTGGCGGTGAATACAAAGCCAATCCCACCGCCAGGACTCTCTGGCGTTTCCTCTTTCCATGCATCTAATGCGACAGGGAGGGCACGCGTAATTCTTTCAAAAGATGACCATGTTTGCGGGTCAGTAGTTGATGCTTTCCGTAATCGGATGCTATAAGGAACTTTAGTGATTTTTTGCGCACCATCTTTTGTTGTGGCCCAGATGCCACGCCATAAAACCCATTGCGGAAGGTCGCGTAGTTCGGCGGGGATTGCCGCCTCGATTGGCGGCAAAATATGCGTATCAATCGCCATGGTCTTTTCCTGTTTTTAGTGTTTTTTTCTCACGTCTTCTTCGTATGCCTTCTGCAATATAATAATAGCCATATTGCTTAAAGTTCTATGCTCGTGCTTTGCGCGAGCGCGCAACCATACTACAATATCTAGGGGAATCCTGAGGGAAATGATCGGGGTAACCGCCATGCGCTTTTCCTCACAAAACATCTCAAAATATCTTGATTTTTAACATAATACAATCATATAATGAATGACAATGTATTTCAATTCAAAAGAGGATTTTTGAGGTATGCAGCAGGAGTGGGAAGAGCGGGCGGCAATCATGGAGTATGACGGGCATGCGTCTTCTGGTGATGCTGAGCATATGGCCAAATCCTGTACTCAGGATGCTGGTATCGTGTTGCGCCCCTATCAACAAGATGCTTTTACCGCGGCTCTTGCTGCATTAGAGCGCGGGGGACACCCCGTAATCAATGCGGCGACTGGCAGTGGAAAGAGCGCCCTGATCGCTGCTTTAGCTGCAAGACTCCCAGGACGGATACTGGTAGTCACTCACCGCAAAAAACTCCTCTCCCAAAATAGTGCGCAGCTCACGCGCTATCTCGGAAAAGAAAAGGATATTGGTGTATACAGCGCCGGGCTTGATCGCCGCGACATGCATCATCGCGTAATTTTTGGCGGCGTGCAAAGCATTTATCGACGGATGGATGCCCTACAAGAAGCTGGCGCTTTTCGCTATCTCATCATTGATGAGAATCATCTTTGCCCTCCCCCAGATGAAGACTCTATGTACAAGGGCGTCTTTCAAGCATGCCCTGGCGCTCAGCGTATTGGGCTATCGGCAACCCCATCACGCATGGGGATTCCTGTCTATGGGGCTAATCGATGGTTCGACCAATGCGTGTGTACCATCGGGATCAAACAATTGACGCCGGAGTATCTGGCACCGCTGATCGAACTGCAACACGCAACCGATATTGACTTGTCGGCTATACGCAAAAAAGCCGGCGAGTTTGTCATGGCCGATGCTGGGCAGGTTTTTAGTGAGGAGAAGGTTGCTCAGGCTGCCCTCCAAGAGATTACTTTGTTGGCCGAGAAGCGGAAAAAATGGGCGCTTTTTTGCTGTGATATCGCCCACACAAAGCTCGTCGCATCGCTGCTCAATGACTTGCGTATTCCTTGCGGGTCAATGACTTCAGACCAAAATATTGATGAAAACGATGCGGCTCTGGCAGCATTTGAGCAGAGTAAAACACGAGCCCTCGCATCATGTATCATGATGACTACGGGCTTTGATATCCCGGATATCGATTGCATTGTGCTCTTGCGTCCGACCATGTCAAAAGAATTGCTTATACAGATGCTCGGGCGTGGTACACGGAAAGCGCCGGGGAAAGATAATTGCCTGATTCTTGATTACGCCGGGAACCTTGAACGACATACACCGCTTGATGAAATTGCCGAAAAGCAAAAAAGCGCAGCACGGCAGAAAAAAGATGCTGAGAAAGAAGAAAAAGAAGCTATTGAAAAAGAGGAGCGCGAACGGAAAGCAAAGCACAAAAAGAGTCTATTTGAAAAGGAAGAAGAGATTACTTTACGGGTTAATCGAGTAACCTACAAGGTTGTCCCGAGTAAAAAACAAATGGGGAAAAACCTGCTGCAAGTCATCTATGTCTGCCAGAACGGCAGATATGTATCGCAGTGGCTGTGCTTGGAATACCCTCGCCGAAGTTGGGCATATCGCCAAGCCGCAGCATGGTTTATCCGTCGTAGTCGTCAAGTACCCGAGACCGCTATGCTTGGGATTTCTGTGGCACAATCGGCAAAGCCACCACAATCCATTTCTGTGGTGAAAGTCGGGCAATGGGACAAAATTACAATGGAATACTGGGATTGATGATGCCTCCCGCAACCAAACGCGAAGCACAATATAAACGGCATCGGCGGGTCAGCGGTTGCCACCGTAAGAAACAATACAAAGATCGGGTGACCGCTTTGCATAAAGCAGCTAATTGGGGACAACGAGTTTATCAGTGCCCCGATTGCCATCAATGGCATCTCACAAGGAAAGAAGTGGATGGATAACATTATTATCCTCGATCTCGAAACGGTACGCAGCGCTGATGATTGTCGGCATTGCCTTGATCCAAAAAGCAAGCATCTACAAATCGACAATAGGTTTTTGTGCTTTTTTGGCGAGTACGATCCCATCGGCTGGGACAACAAGGCCGCTCTAGGGTTGTCAATCGGGTGCTATTGGGATTACGACGACCAAAGGATTCACTGGTTCGACCCGGGCACCCTGGAGCGCACAGTGGAGCACCTGGTTGCCCGCCAAACGCTCCTAGTCAGCTTTAATGGTCTCGGCTTTGACTTCCCGTTGATGGATGCGGTCTTGCGTACAAGTGTTGCCTTAAAAAGCATGGAGGATCTATGCGATGAATTCAAAACGCTTTACCTTGAGTCTTACGATATTCTGGCTGAAATATGGAAGATTGACCCAATAAACAAATTTGCACGCGGCGTTAACTCCCTTGATGCGATTGCGCAGCGTAATGGCCTAGGACCAAAACTGAGCAATGGCGCGCAGGCGCCCAGGGATTGGGCAGCGGGGAGGTATGCTGATGTGCTCAATTACTGTCAGGATGACGTTCTTAAAACCAAAGCATTGTTTGAAATGGTGATGGACGGGCAACCGATTCGGCGCAACGTATCTGAGCCGATGGATGCACTTATGCTGCGTGATCCGTTTCCAGCATATTATGGCATTGCCGATAAGGAGAAATCATGAGCCTCTCTTTATACCTAATCGACGACAGCTCGCACGCCACGTTTTTAGACGAAATTTGGTACACTGCTACCTGGGCGGAGACATCGCAACATGCAATCGATCTTGCATGGGAGATATATCCTCATAGGGATGAGCAAGGCGCAGAAATTGGCGACCTTGCTGCGCAATTGGTTCAAGATCTCGGAGTGAAGGCACATATTCCTGCATTGCCAGGAATTGAAGAGCGGCCTATCGTATTGCGTCTGGCCGGGTGGGCGGAAGATGGGGAATTACAATGCTCCTACTGCGGACTGTTCCCTAATGGGTTAGCGGAATATCAGATCTGCGAAGCCTGCGAACAATGCATAGAATGTGGGCACACCGAGGATTGCGAGGATGCCCAATGAACGATACTGCTACCCACGCCTATATCGGCATTTGCCCGCAATGCCAAGGCTGGCGATTGTTGACTATTGATAGCCCCGATCAAAAGAAAGCGGTTGCAAAAGAGGTTGCGCAAGCAATCCGTGATGGCTTAAGCATTAAACGATTACTGATTGATGATGCCCGGAAAATTCTCTCTTGTTGCTGCCGTAAAAAAAGGCGGCATATAGTAGAAGGCCGGGAACAAATACTGCCGCTATTTGAAAATGCGGAGAAGCAATAATGGAATCCCAGTTGTCGCCTTATGCTGTTCCGCAGCCGTACCCCGTGCTGCGGTTTATGGACGGCGATAAACTTCTTATGGAGCTGGATGCTGATACCTGGCTCCCACCTAAGGAAGGTGAAGAGATATGCATTATCCTGGAGGATGGCACGTCCGTGAGCCGGTGGAGGGCCGGGGCTGTGAGCCATATGATCACAGTTCGGCAGATTAGAGAAGGGGAAGCTATGCGGAATATTCCCCTAGCATTGCTCCGAGTCACGACAATAGCCGTATCCCGGATAGAAGAAAGGGATAACCCATGAGCCTTGATGTGTACCTCATAATCCCCGGATATGGATATAAAGAAGAGACACATATCCATATTCGTGAAAATGGCCGCACAAAAACTATCTCACAAGAAGAATGGGAATTGCGCAATCCTGGCTGTGAGCCGGTTATCTGTATTTCCAACGAAACGGACACGGTTTATCAGGCCAACATCACACACAACCTGGGGAAATATGCAGAAAAAGCCGATCTATATATGCCGCTCTGGCGGCCTGAAGAAATCAGCATCACCAATGCGCGACAATTGCTCGTACCGCTTGCGAGTGGGCTAACACAACTTCTTGATCCTGATTTTCCCATAAAGCATCGTGACCTTTTGCCGTCCAATGGATGGGGCACGCATAAGGGGCTTGTCGAGTTTGTGAAAGAGTATCTTTCTGCGTGCATAAAGTACACTGATGCGGAAGTTAAGGTGTGGCGATGAATCTCTTACATACGCCAACAAGCATAGATCCATCCTCTATCCTCGCATTGGTGATACTTCCAGGGGAGCCATTTGCGAAAGAGCGAGCACGGCTGAACCATAAGACAGGAGCGGTGTACACGCCTCGGAAAACAGCGAAGCACGAAGAGGCTATTGGATGGGCAACAAAAACCGCATTGCTCACGCCAAATAAACAGCCTAACAAGCAAGATCGGATTGGTGTTCGCACGGCATTCTATCTCACAAAAAAACGCCGCGATATTGACAATATGCTCAAGGCTGTATTGGATGGCTGCAACAAGGTCGCCTGGCACGATGATACACAGGTCTGTGAAGTGATCGCCTGGCGCTTTATGCATTGCGAAAGCGCCAGAACGGAGTTCCTTATTTATCGATTAAGAGAGGAAATATGATGTATTTACAACGCCAGGTATACGTACAAGATATGCATGAAAATGGCAACCAAAAAGAATCTTGGCGACCATTATTAGATATCGAAGTCTTTCAGGGATCACAAGGTGCATATCTGGTGCTAAATACTGGGGAGTGGAGCTTACATAGCCAGGATGACATTGATCATCTGTATTCTTCCCTAATGGCGATATTTGAAGAGTGTATTGCTATGTCTATTCGCCTGGCACGGGAGAAACCGTAATGTCGGGACGTAAGAGTGGTTGCAAGACTGGGGCTCCCGCCTCAGTACGCTGCCGCAAAATAGTGAGTAATTGCACTAAGGCTTTTTGCGGCGTGCTGAAACCTAATGCATCAGTCTCATCTTCCCACCAGTCGGCGAGATTATCGGGGAGCCGGAGAAAAAGAATAGCCATAATAAATGCCTCACAAGAAAAATCTATATATTTATGCTAGCACATGCTATCATTATAGCATGTATCGGAGCCTCTGATGATACATGCATGTCACGCCTCCCCGGCTTACGGCTACTAGTAGGCCGGGATGATGCGAAAGGGAGAAAGGGATGGAAAATAATCTATTTGTTGCCATGTCCGGGGGGATTGACAGCACAGCTCTTGCTCTACTCCTTCCCGATGCAGAGCTGATTTTTACGGACACAGAATGGGAGTTTGACGAACTGTACGAGCACTTAGAGCGCTTCGAGCATTTTTCTGGGCGAGTTATCACCAGGCTATGCTCTCCTAAGGGAGGGCTGCCGAATATTATTGAAGAACAACAATTTTTCCCTAATTTTCACACGCGTTTCTGTACACGTGAATCAAAAATTTTGCCCATGAATTTTTTCCTGAAAAAGCATCTTCCGGCAACTCTATGTATCGGGCTTCGATCCGACGAGCCGTTACGCATCGGGAATCTCACCTCAATGGATGGCTTGACGATTCGGTATCCACTCCGTGAAGCAGGCATGACGCGCGCGGATTGTGTGGCGCTGTGCGATAAATATGGCCTACTCCCCAGGTACCCTATATACATGCTGCGCGGTGGCTGCAAAGGATGCTTTTTTAAGAGCAAGAAAGAAATTCGTGCCCTTGTCACACTTCGCCACGATATCGCAGATGAACTTCAATCTTTAGAAGAAAGCGTACAGGATCAGCGGAAAAAATTTTTTCACCTTTTTCCTAATATCGGCATGTCTCTTGCGGATTTCCGCAAGCAACAAGAGCTTTTTACACCTGAAGAGGTATATAGCTCTATACAGCTTGATGCTGCTCCATGTGGGGTTTTGTGCCATAAGTAAATATATCTAATATCCCGACCGCAATAGGGAATCTTGCATTATAACTTGTAAAATAGGAGGTATCGCTCGTATGAATCGTCAGTGTACATGTCCTGACCCGTGCAAACCCTGCGCGGAATATGCGATTGCGCATAATCAAAAATTACAAGCCGCTTCACTCAAAAAGCGCCTCCCTGATAATCAAAGCCCCTATAAAATCTATGCGGATAAAATCAAAGAGTGGTACGAGCAAGGAGTGACACAGGTTGAAATTGCAGAACGCATTGGCGGGACCGACAAGGGCGTGCTTGCACACCTAAAACGCCATGGGCTCTGGCGGCAGCAAAACAAAGGGCCAGGGCAAGGCTGGAAACCGCCTTTAGAGGTTATCAAAGCATATCAGGCGAAAAAGTTATCATTGCGGTTGCTCGCCAAGCAAGCCGGCATTCCACAGACAACGCTGGTTAGCGGGCTTCGCCGTGCCGGGGTGTACAGGTCTATTCGGAATCATAATAGGTAGCAAAAAAAATGGCTACAAAACAGATAGAGCGCCGAGCATGGCATGGCGAAATTGTATCGAGATATCGAAAACCTGTATTAAG